TATTTCTTACCTGCAAGCCCTGTCTTTTTAGGTTTGCTTTTCTTTTTCTTTTTTAGTTTAGGAGTAGTCATTAAGCCACCCTCTGCACGTCCACCTACATTCCAAGTGCCACCTGCTTCTTCAACTTTTTCCTTAAAGTCCTGAATTTCTTCTGCAGTATCTGTACTTGCACCAGCTTCAAAAGCTGCTTCTGTAGCTGCTCTACTTGCAGCAGCCCTAGCTCTCGACGTATTAACCGCATGTTGTTCTGCGGCAGTAAGTCCAGGACCGTCATCACTAGTATCCAACATTGCAACATCAATACCACCAGGTTTGTAAACAGAAGCCCCACCTTCATCTTTAACCATGTCACCAGAGGTATCAGTAAATTGTCTTCTTAGGTCTGGGATATTGGATTCTATCTGATTAAAGTAACTATCGCCACTTATAAGTCCTAGTTTGTCTAGAGCAGAAAATAGTAGTCCACCCTCTTTTTCGGCTTTCTTAAGCTCACCATCTAGGTACTGAACCATTTCATTATCGCCTATGCTATCGTAATAGCTACGAATACCTCTTACCTTAGCAACATCATTAGCTTGTATTCCCTGTGGGATTAGTCCGAACGCCCCCATACCTGCAAGTTGTCTTGCACCTCCAGACATACCTAAACCATCATCAGACTCTACCCACTTTTTAACAGAAGCTGGATCGTCAAAGTTAATTCCATCCATCCAGCTTGTATCGGAGCCACCAGAAACAGTGGTGTCTCCACCACCTCCTGAGCCACCATCGTCACCAGTATTTTGACTCATCTCTTTTGTATAAGCTGCCCACTCTTCTTCGGTAAGTGGGTAATCAGATAGGAGTTGATCCTGTCCTGCTTTAGGTGTTGCACTTTCTGGGTCAGTACCTTCGTAAGCAACCTGGACAGATTCCCCATTTTGATTATAATGGGTTCTCATGTAAGTAATTTCTTCAGTAGCTGCTTGCTCTTGAGCTGCTTGCTCTTGAGCTGCTTGTATATTTTGTTGCTGAGAAGATGTTCCTTGAAACATAGGAGAGGAGTAACGTGCTCTTGCAGGACTCCATCTAGAAACTATAGACCCATTCTCACCAGCATAGCCCTGTGTAGGAATCCCTGAATTACCTACAGCTTGAGGGGCTGGCTGTTGCTGAACCCTCATTGGAGATTGCATCATAGCCCCTTGGGCAGCTTGTACAGGTGCAGGAGCCATAGGTTGTTGCATATTACGAGCAACATCTTGTTGCGTCATTGGAGTTCCACCAATTCTACCATTTTGTTCCATAGTGTTCAAGCCCTGTTTTGCTTGACCACGAAGATTCTCAAAGAAATTTACCCCGTAGTAACGAAGTACATCGGCAGGTACTACGTACTCACCCTCCGACAGCATAGCCGGAATATCATCTCGTACTTCCTTAGCAAGAGAACCTGGAGGTACGTTGTTACCGGACACTGGGTCTTTGTTCATACCATCGTCAGCAATTCCGCCATACTCAAAGAGTGACATCTGTTTTTTCATGCTCATATTATCTACTGCTCCTCCTTGGGCTAAACCTAATTCTGGTTTATCTTTTTTGCTGGGGTCAAACTCTGCAAACTTACTTCTTAAGACTGCATCGTCTTCTTTTCGTCTAATGCCTGTATCTGGCATATTTATAAGAGCTTCTCCATCTTCTTCTACAAGCTGTTTGGGGAGGGTGTCTACGTAGTCAGAGCTGCTTGGATTATTTTGTTGGCCCCATCTTATAGAGGGTCCATCCCCACCAAAACTTTGTAATCTAACTGGTATAGTAGTTTCACCCTGTTCCTTTAGGGCCATTGCACGGTGTCTACCATCGTGCCCAATAACTTTTGCAGTACCGTCCCCATTATTTTTGAACTGTAAGGAAGGTACAGTTTCAAAGGGAGTACCTTCAGAAATTAATCTACGAGTATTTTCAAGCTTTTCAGGGGAAACTTCTTTTTTAGCTGCAGCTAAGAAGTCATCAATAGGCATTTCTACTAAGATTTCTCGTGATAGGTCATTTTGATTAGCTGCTGTTTTTAATGCACCCTCCTCAAAACCTGGAGCAGGTTTACTTTTAAAAGAGCCTAAGATTTTTTGTATTACACTTTTATTACCAGACTTTGCTGCCATCCTAATAGCACCAGCAGCTGGACCTAAGAGTTCTAAACCAGCCATTCCAGCAATCAAAGCATAGCTAGGATCTTTCTTATCTAGCTCGTCTTGTATACCTTGAATAGTTCCTATTGGGGTAGCTAAGTCTAATCCTGTCTCAGCCATCTGCACACTTAAAGGGTTTTTATCCCCAGTATTACCGAGAAAATTACCATACGCAGCAGAGCCAGGTGCTACTTCTGCACGTTCTTCTTCTGTCATATCAACAAGGCGTCTACGGTAATTAGCCATTTACATTTTCCCTAAGAAGTAATAAAGATCTAAGTGCACGTATTTCACCTTGAGCACGATATAGCTCTTCTATATCATTAATCTGCTCAAGACGTTTGTGTGCCTTATCAATTCTACTTACAATCTCTTCCAGAAATGGGTTGTACATCTCTGGATTGTTCACAAAAGGTTTTAAGGTATTATTCACGACGAGTTTCATTGTACCTGTGGGTTAGTATTACCTGAGAAGCCCTGTTCTCCTGGCTGAGGGGCCGTTCCTATTCCGATGTTACCACCCCCGCCTCCTGCGGTATCCTGCACTCCAGGGGCTGCTCCTTGGCCCTCTGGGGCTTGTCCTTGTGGACCTGGTGCTCCTGGAGGGGGTGCTGGGGGTGGATTCTCTTGTTGGAACTTCTTGAGGATCTCGGCTTGGATTGCTGCTTGTGCCATGTTGTTGCCAACCTTATCAGGATCAAGATCCATAGACTTGGCAATCTCACGAACAATATAATCCATTTTAGCAAATGGTGCAAGTGCTGGGTTAGATACAACCTGCATGAACTGCATCAAACGTTGGCTACGTACTTCGTTAGCCATCAAGCTTTCTGTACCACGAGCTTTAACTTCTAGGTCTCCCTTGATCTCTTGGTCAAAGTCAAACTGCATATTAAAGTTAAAAAAAGCTTTGCCCAATGGGGCTAGTAAGTAGTCATCAATGTTTTTAACTACGTTCCGTACAGAACCATTAGCAGCAGACATAAGCATGCTAATACCAGATGCCGTTCTGCCCACACCCGAAACGCCAGTTTGACCATGCGCAAAAGAAGGGAACCCAGTACTTTCATCAGCCAGAACCCTAGCCTTGTCAAACATCTGCATATTTTCATTAGATACGTTAGGGAACTTGGTGCCGAAGATAGCTTGACCAGGTGCCCCTCCCTGTCTCCTAAACACTTTGCCTGGATACACGGAGAGGTCTTGCCCTGGGACGAGATTAGTCTCGTCTACCTCGATAAGCAAATTACCAGATAGGGCAGCATTGTCTACTGCCATACGCATAAAGCCATTCATAAGTGTTTGTGTGTCATCCATGTTTTCGGCAATACCTACGCCAAAAATACTGTATGGATTCATTTCGTAAGGTGCAGCAAAGTAAGGAATGTAAGCAGGAGTAAACGGATTCATTACAAGTCTAAGGACTTGTCCGTTAGCAACCCAAATATTTACACTCAGTTGATCTGCATCTTTTAACTCTTTAGGGATATCTACCCCTTGATCCTCAATAATCTCTCGATCTACAAAACCCCAGAACTCCAGAACTTCAAAACGTTCAGCTCTGTCTTCTTCTGAGTTATCTTCCATAATGTGTTCCCACCACTCTTTGCGGTAGTCTTCACCAAGACGTAGAGCATTGTCTACTGCATTCTCACGGAAGTATGGACGATTCTTTAAAGCACGTAGTTGTGAACGAGACATTTTGTGACGTTCTACCACATACTCTGCCTCTTCCATAGTAGAGGCGTCTGGATCTGGATAGAAGTTCCAAATAGACACTGAGGTAGTTTGTGGAATTGTTTTAAAGGTAGGGCTGTAATTACCTTCCTCATCCCAATTTGCATACTCTTTATCGACAGCAAATGGGCCTTTCATAATGCCGGTGCCAAAAAGAGCAGACTCAAAAGCTGCAGAACGCAGGTGCTTCTTGGCATGAGACTCTTCTAGCTGATCATGAATTTTCTTTTCCATCTTCTTAGCTGAAATTTCTGCAGGATGAAGTTGGATTGAGCTGGGGGTTTTTCCTGGGCTATCTTTAACCTTGTCAGCCACAGGTTCAAGATCTTCCTGTAGACTACCCACACGTTGCATATACTCAGGAAAAGTTTCCCCTGCATTCAAAGAACCAGACTCTTCTTTTGCCTGATTTAACTGCGGATTAGTTTCAAAGCTAATTGTCTCTGGCACATTGTCAGGAAGAACTGTCGGATCAATAGTAATAGGAAATTTATTACCACCAAATAGTACTTCTGCAATCTGACCGTATGCAGCAAGAACTTTTGTTTTAGTGATTTTTACAAAGACTCTGGATTTCTCTGTAGATGTAAACTGAACATCAGGGCCGTACAGACCCCGATAATTACGGTAAGATTGAATCCAACGTTCTTCGTCTAATTGACGGGCTGTTTCAGCCTTACTGTACTTATCCTTAACGAATTGGATAATTTGCCCTGTCAACGGATCGGAATAGTCTTCTTCTGCTACGTCTTTAATAGCAGTAGCTTCTTCCATGTCCATTTCCATTGATTCAAATTCTTCTTCCATTTCTTATCCTTAATATCCGAAAGTTGGATCTGATGCTTGAAAGCCTGTTCTTTGCGATGCAGGATCAAAGTCAAATATATTACTTCTTGGTCTTGTCATTACACCATATCTAAGGGCATCATACAAGTGGTCTTCTGCATGTGTGTCTACATCTTCTGGATTATTTTTATCCAAAGGCAGACTAGGTACTTGTGAAATCGTATCTGTACAGGTGTTAAAGAAAACTAATCTAGGTTCTTCTGTAAATTCATCTATCTGCAAACGTCTATGTAATTCGTTTTTACCTGCTACACGAGATCCTTTAGATCTGTCTGAAGGCCTCCACCTACAGCCCTTCATAATCATCTGTTCAGCAAGGCTAGGGCCAGTATCACCACGATTATGCCAAAGAGAAGAGTCAAGAACTCCATATCGTATCTTTTCCCCAGCCTCTTGTTCTATTTCTAGTATTATATCAGCCAAGTCTGTAGCTGTAACCTTAGATACATAAAGCTCCCTATAAACTACAAGTTGTTCTGATCCAGGTACAACAGTGAACCAAAGAACCCCAGTGTAAGATCCATAACCGTAGTCGCAAGCTCTAAAACGTGTCCAGTTACTTGGTATGTCATAGGGATCAATAACATGGTCACGTCTGTTAAATTCTGGAAAAGCTGCCCCTTCATTTATATCCCAATCACCTTCAAGCAACTGCCTTCTTTGATGTTCGGGTAGGGATAAAAGGTTAGCCTCGTACAGGCCATCATCTGAGAGGTAGGGGTTGTCGAAAAGGGTGGCAGGAATAAACTTTCGTTTGAATAGTGGCTCACCCTCTCGACTGTGGCCTTTTGGCCAAGAAATCACGTTTCCGTTTTCGTCAGTGGCAGAGAACGAGTTGTTGGGAGTTTGAGGGTCGATAAACGTTCTTTTTACCCACTGATGCCCAGGGCCACCTGGGTTGCTTGTTGCTCTCATATACAGTGGCAAACCAGATGCCCTAGTACTACGGAGACGTGATCTCATATAGTTCCATGCATAGGGGCTAGGCCACTGTGTAAGTTCATCAAAGCCAATCCAGTTAAAAGCCTGACCTTGGTATCTCATAACGTCATCATCCCTATCAAGGTATGACATCCACAGTGTAGCACCCGATGGAGCTACCCAAGTCTTATCTCTTTCCATAAACTTGATCCCAGGGATAGCTTTTGGATAGAGTTGTTTACTTACCGATATAAGCTCTCTAAGCTCTTCTGTACTACGACGAACAAGTAGCATTCGTGCATTAGGATTGCCCAAGTACCTAACTGGGTCTGCAACCATTGCATACGATTTACCACCACCTGCTGCGCCTCCATATAGGACTTCTTGTTCTGTTGCTGCCAAAAAAGATGTCTGTGGTCCAGGGTTTGGCTCAAAGATGACTTCTTGCGCAGCTTGTTCAAAATCTATTTCTTCAGGTTTTGGTTGAGCTGGAATCGAGGTAACTTTTTTGTCCGAGCTGTCTGCCTTCAAACCTCTCCGCCTTCTCAAGGGCTTCTTTGTACCTTTGGGCGAGGTAACGTTGAGTTGAAGATTCTGTCTTACGTTTTTGCTCAATTTTAACTCTCTTGTATAATCCTACGTGGGAAATATATCTTCCAGATTGAGTACTGAGCCAAGCAGAAACTTCTCTATAACTGTACCGTTTTAAGAACTCCTTAGCTCTTTCAAACAATTCTAATTCTTCTGGAATTGGTAAGAGTATATCACAGTCATCTGGGTCTTGTCTATAACCAAATGGAACATGTCTTCCAACTCTGATTGCAGGTTTCCAGACATACTCCTCACCAATTTTTTCAGGTTTAGGTAAAGTCCAAGTTTTAGCTATCTTCATCATCTTTTTGTGGCAGGATAAACAATGGGCTTGCAGCAGAGACCTCTACCTTCTCTGTTTTTACAAATCCACTGCGATCTAGGACATCTTTTGCAGCTGCCATCTTTTCCTTATTTCCCAGATCTGTAGGGTTATTCATGATTTCAAACATAGAGTATGCAGCTTTAGTTGAAGAAGAAGCAATAAACTTCTTAGTCAGGTCTGCAATCTCATCTGTTAATGGCTCTGCTACTTGACGAGAAGTCACAGCATCTGCATATCCAGCAAGCTTCTTAGCTTTAACTAGACTTCCGCCAGCCTCTTCAAACAACACATCAAGAAACTTTTGTTGTTTTTCTGTTAGATTTCTACCCATCATATACTACCCTGTTGTAGAAGCATTATATAGACAATGCCAGCTAAAATAGCTGTGGCAAGGGTGGCAGCACCTATGCCCACAGTCCAGTTAATAATACTTTCTTTTATTTCTTCCTTACGGTACTCTTCATCTTTTTTTCGTTTACGTACACTAGCTTCAATCGAAAGAAGCTCCTCCCAAGCAGATGGACCCATACTAAATGAGATGTATTGCTTAAGCTCCTTACGCATCTCTGCAGCTTTACGTTTAGCTGCAAAGATTTGTATTGCCTCTTGCTCTACAGAGCTACTAAGGGCTTTCCACCAAGGCGGGTTGTTTATCTTTGTTTCGGCTCGTCCAAGGTCAGACATTGCCCCTGCCCATTGGGACAGTTGACCTGACATATCTTGTAAGTCACGACCTACCTGTATACCCTGTTTTAAAGCATTGAAGGCGGCTGTAGCACCCGCCATAATAGTAATCGGGTCCATGAACCTCCTCCCAAAGTTTCACTTAACGCCTTCTTTAATTACCCTCCTAATGTCACCTCGATTAATGCCCAAATCACTAAGCTCTCTATTTGACATTCTCCAGAGGTGCATTTCAGCAATACGAGCATTTGCTTGAGCTTGTCTTGCTTCGATCATTTTTCTAAATAAATTTTTAAACATATTCTACTCCTGTGTTATACCCTTACTGGGTAGGAGTAGTTTTACACATATAGTTATACTACACTACTATAAAAATAGCAACCCCGTTACCCTATAGGAACAAAGGTCTCAGTTACAGTTACGATAGTGTCAAGGTGCCCTCCAGCAGATGGAGTTACTTGAATTTTATCTCCTGGCTGTAAAACTAGGTCAATGTCAGGAAAACTTAAGTAGTCACTGTGTCCTATACTTTTTCCGTGTAAAAAGTGGGACGTATAAGTATCTGCTGCCACATACCAAGAAACATCCACGTTTACACTGCCACTAATAGCCCCATTAACCAAATGTATAAAGGTAACCTCTGCCACGGCGTTAGCAGGGCAAACATACACGTCCTCTGTTGTAGTCCCTGTATTGTGACCATACACTGACTTGATACGTGCAGGTTTACCTTGTTGGGTAAAAGACATTATTTAACCTTTATAGGATGCGCCACACTTAGCCATGCCGCCTTTGTTGTAACCCATTTTCTTAGCTACTGCTGGGGCTTTTTTCTTTAGAGCTTTCATACCTGGGTTCATTGCTTTCTTAGCCATCATTCCCCCTTGATTAGCTCCTGCATGGTAGCCCTTACCTTTACAGTGAGAACAACCTTTACCTTTACACTTTGGACATTGAGTCTTTTTCATCATCTAAACTTTCTGGTTTTAGCCGCAATCTTATTGGGCTGTTTTACAAATTGTTTACCTTTAGCATTACCTTTTGCCTTGGCTTTATTAGTAGCTGCCTTTTCTCCTGACGACAAAGATTTCCATGCCGAGTCTGGCAGGTATCTCTTCTTACCCTTTGAGGGAGATCCGTCCGAAGTTCTCCATTTCTGTTTGCCCCAGTCTTTTAGAGACTTCTGTGGCTTCTTCATGACTTGTAGCCCCCGCCTTTAGCTTTGTATTGCTTTGCAACCATTTGAGCTTTTCTCGCAGACCATTGTCCAGGTTTGCCACCTTTTCCACCCGCCTTAACTTTGGAGACAAGGTTTTTACGCATGGTGGGCTTAGTGTAGTTACCAGCTGCATTTACAGTAGACTTTTTTTTCATTACGTTGATTTTCCCACTTTAATACAAAGGGGAACTGCGTATACCCCTGCATCAGCTAAATAGCTTGCCATCTTAGATGAATCTACCATGCAGATAGATTCCTCATAGTGTAGTTGACTCTTATTGGCAAGTACTTGGCATGATGTGGCCAATTGAGTACTGCATGCTAATACGATTGCTACCCACATTTTAAGCTACAATAAAATCTACGATTTGCCCATCAGGGGTCCGTAGTTTGTTTGGATTAGGATTATAAGCATACATCTGATTGACTAGCTTAAGATCTTCTACTGGTGTATCAGGAGTCACCTTGTTAGGTTGCTCTGGCTTAAACTCTTCATTATTCCTACTTGATCTATCTTTATCTGCTTTCTCAAAGATAATATTATCATGAGTTTGAAAAGGAAAGCTAGGTAATGGAAAGTGAGAGATAAGAGTCATTAAGAACCTTTAACCCACTTTTTAGAAGAGGACTTAGTTTTACTGCTACTCCACTTAACCTTATCGGCCCAGTAAGCTGCAGACATCTTACCCTTCTTAATGTTCTTAGCATGACGAGACTTAAAGGCTTCTCGTTGTCCTACAGTCTGGTTAGTTTTAACACCTTCCTGACCAAACTTAATATACTTATACTTACCCCCTTCACTAGCCATAACGTGGTGAGACTTGTTAGTGCTATCGTTAAGACGTTGTGGTTTGTTCACAGCCTTAAGTCCTGCATCTTTCATTTTAGTTTTGACTCGTTCAGGAAGAGACATTATCGTTTACCTGCTTTACTATTTCTAGGAAAGGATCTATTTGCACGTTTGGTAGTTACGGATAGATTCTTTGGTGAATTATCTCTAGGGTTACCATTACGGTGATTTACATCTTTACCATCACCCTTCTTAACTATCCCAGCTTTCTTAAGAGCATTACGTGCAGAGTTCCTAGAAGCACGATTCTTCTTTTGCTGGGCTGTGCCTTGATACTTCGTATATTCGTTTTTGTAGTTTCGCATAAATAATTTAGGGGGAACACAGGACGTTTGCTATTTACCCCTACTCCTTATCTGAATCTATTATATTTAGGATTGTCTTTACGTCCAAATAACCTTAGCACAAAATCTGTAATAGATCTAGCTATTTCTGTGGGGGTGGGCAGTAGCCAACCAAGAATAAGTAATAGAATTACCCAGGGAGGTATATTTGTGTTTGTGATATCTAGGTTTTCCACTTTACCTGTTTCAACCTCCTTTAATACTTCTGTTTTAATTACATCTCTACCTGCAGTTACTTCTTCTTTTTGCTCTAGGGATACGACAGATTGTCGATTCTCTTTACCCACCTGGGCATTACTATTTACCGTAGGCCCACCAGATTTCCCGAATGGGAGTAGGGATGTTAGCCCACTGCTGCACCCAGAAAGAAATAGTAGGAGAACTAACCACCTCATCTCCCAGCAACTCTGCCTTGTCTTACTAAAAAGTCTTGCCACATAGGTTTTATCATCTTGTAGTTTTCCTCAACCTTGTAGGACACGACCGCCATGTTTGCATTCATTTGATAAAGTTGAAGGCCACCCCAACTTAAAAGACCTAGTGCAGCTGCGGCAATTATCTGGTTAGTTTTCATAGCCTACATCACCTCAAAATGTGGGGCATCAATAAACGGACGACGACCTTGTGATCTACGTAGGTCTACGTATGCGTTCATTGCATCTTCTGCAGTGCCTGAATACTCCCTAATATCTCCTTCTGACCATGCAGCTCCCCACTTGAGGGGAATACCCACCTCTCGTGCAGCTTGAGCCATTGCATCGGCTATTTCATCATAAACATTTAGCTCCCAAGAAATATCAGAGCCAAAATAAGCTACAAGGTCTACAGCATGGCTGTATCCACTGTCTTGAAGTAGGTGTTTACTCTTCATAGTTTGAGACCTACCCTGAGCAACGAGTTGCTCTTGCTCAGAATAGGTTCGCATACCATAAGTTACGCCAAAATCTACCTTAGTTAGCTCAATAGCTCTGTGAACTACGGCTACTAAGTCTGGGTGTACACCTTGTAGTTTGTTTAAAGACCTTTGACTTAACTTAAAATTCATGTAAAAACTACCTTCTTCTAGACATAGGTCTACCAACTGAACGCCTAGCTGTAGGCCTAGCCATGCGTCTACTTGTAGGTCTACTTGTAGGTCTACTTGTAGGTCTACTTGTAGGTCTACTTGTAGGTCTACTTGTAGGTCTACTTGTAGGTCTACTTGTAGGTCTACTTGTAGGTCTACTTGCAGGTCTTCTATTTGTAGAAGATACCCCTTTCCTACTAAACCTACTCAGAAATCTAGAGGTGGGTTTAGCCGCAGATCCAGCCGTAGATCTAGACCTAGTTGTAGACCTAGTTCTGGATCTGGATGTAGGTCTTCTCATAGATCTTCGACCTATTCTACCTCCAGCATGGTAGCCTTCTTTCTTTTCTTCTGACATTATCTCATATCCTTTTTCACCACTGTTTTATTACCCATAGGTTTACCTGCCATATATGCTGTTGCACCCATATAAGCAGCTACTACGCCAGTTTGGGCAATATAGAACAGGCCTAGTAGGTCTGCTAGAGAAGAAACTCTAGAATCAGATATCATCGGAGTAAATAAATAGGTGGTAAAACCAATCATCATAAGCATAGCTACCCAAGCCATCTTCTTTTGTGACTCAGCCTTCTCTTCACGTAGCTCTACCTCTAGCATACGTTCTTTCATAGCTATCTCAGCTTCGGTAACCTTACCATCGCCATCAATATCAAAGTCCACCACCATTATTCCCACTCTCTTTTTCGTTCTGGCTCAAAAACATCCCTGGCATTGAGCATGCCTTCAAGGAACATAGCTCGTTCTACTCTGTCTAGTGAGTATTTAGTACCTGTGTCTTGGAAAATAGCTTCTCTTACGTAGAATACATCTGATCTTGGTATGTGTACTCTACGCATCTTACCTTCGTTCTTGTCGGCAAGAGCTTTATAAAACTCTTCTACGACATTGTCCGAGGCGTACATGTGTCTTTTTCTCATATAGTTATACCTTGGGGGAGGGGTAAAGTCAATACTTTAAATGGGACGACAGAAAAAACTTTCTACGTCTATAAAGTACTACTTTAAGTACCTTAAAGTATTTAATAACTATTAATATATAAGAGATAATAAGAAACTTAAGGTTACTTTAAGTTACATAGAGGTACTTAAAGTAATAATACATTAAGTATTATATAATACTCTATGCCCCGCCGTCAAGGGGTGGGTAGAAATATTTTTATTTTTATTTATTTTTTATTTGTGATCACAAAATATAATGGATAACACGGTGTGATCACATTTAGGTGCGACATTTTGTCCAGAACTAAAAAATCCCATCTCTGTCATTGGGCATATATACTATCTACGCACCCCCGCCTGGCCCATACCCCCCGTAACATATTCAAAAACGTGAATACTATCATTCATATTCATAAAATTGAATGTGTTATCGCATTAACATATTGGAATATATGAATATATCATATAATACATGATAATATTCGCATGTGTGAATGTGTTATGTTATAACATTTAACTGAACGGGCGTTCAATTACTTGGATCAAGTACATGCACACATTCGCATATGTATTGAGCTGAAATATTCTACCCTCGAAAATACACCCCCCGATATTTATTGAACAACCGTTCAATTAACCCCCCGCACACACATTCAGTTTATTGAATGTTAGCCCTAACATTTTACCCCGAAAATACGTATTCAATTTCTTGAATATTAAACGTAGAGGTCGATTTTAAGCCCGTAGAAGTACCCTTAA